CGCCCGTGAGGGTCGAGGCGTCCCCGCCCGTGAGGGTCGAGGCGTTCCCGCCCGTGAGGGTCGAGTCGTCCCCGCCCGTGAGGGTCGAGGCGTACCCGCCCGTGAGGGTCGAGGCGTCCCCGCCCGTGAGGGTCGAGTCGTCCCCGCCCGTGAGGGTCGAGGCGTCCCCGCCCGTGAGGGTCGAGGCGTTCCCGCCCGTGAGGGTCGAGTCGTCCCCGCCCGTGAGGGTCGAGGCGTACCCGCCCGTGAGGGTCGAGTCGTCCCCGCCCGTGAGGGTCGAGGCCACGCACGCCGATCCCGGCCTTGCAGTCAAGACCATCGCAACCGCCGCATCCCTCGTCCCGCAGAACAGCACAGTGCCCCGTGGGAACTTACACTTCTTCACCATGTCGCCCTGCCCGTGGCGCACGTCGGAAGTAAGAACCTCGACAACCAACCACAACGCGTCGGCGGTCCAGTTCAGTAGCGACCCGTCGCCCTCACCCCACAGCAGCCCGTGCAGACCGCCGCCGCAACCGAAGTTGTCCCGCCAGTCCGAGCATTCGACCGGGCCGGATTCGGGCCATTGAAAACCACCGTAGGATTTCCGCTCCGCATCGCAGGTTCGTAGGACCAGGACGGTTTCGGGCTTGGTGGTTTTCTTCACGGTCTTCCTCGCTGTCGCTTTCATGCCGTCACCTCACATCCATCGCACGCGCCGGGAATGTGGCACGGCTTGTAATCCTTCGGGCACGTCACGGGAACGCCCGCATCCGACTCCTGCCGCGGTTCCGTGTTGTCCTGAAGTTCCTCGCGTTGGCCCCGGTAGCAAGCGGGACACAGTTCCAACGCGCCCACCGAACGAACCTCGTATCGAATCGTGGGGTGGCTGGCGTTCAGCGCGTCCACGAGGCGAACCGCATCCTCGCGCATCAGGGTCGATGCCACGCGGCGAACGGTCCCGTTCAGGGTCGAAACGACCTCGACAAGCATCGGGCCGCGATAGACAGAATCGGTTGCCATCAAACACCCTCCATCAAACCGAGTGAACGTCCAGCCCGCCCCCGAATCGAGTCACCCAGGACCACCATCCACGCGCTCGGTAGGTTCTCGACGGATGCGGACCGTCCTACCGAGGCTTCCGTTACCACCTGAGCGGCAACGGTCCAGCGCGTTTCCGCTGACCCCTAATCGATTCGGTTTTCAACCAGAACGTGGACGGATATTAGCAGGACTGTTTGTGGAGTCAAGATAAAAAAACAGGGGGCGTGTTTTTCTTTGCGGGTGGGTTACAGGGTGCGGTGCAGGGCGGTCACGGTCGCGCGGATGACCCACGTTTCATCCAGGATGGTCCGCGAACCGTCGTCCAGCGATTCGATTTGCGGGCACGGGTCGTTGCGGTATCGCCCGAACAGCAACACATCACCGTGCGCCACGATCACGAACTGGCCGGGCGCGGGCTGTTGACCGCGCACCGATTCGAGGACGTCCCCGGCGAGTAACAAACCGCCTGGTTCGTCCAACCTCCAAAACTCGCGCGCTGATGGGTGTGGCGCTTCTTTCGCGAGCATGATGCACATCCTGTCTCTCCCTGACCGGACGATACTACCTGTTGGTTGCGACATGGGGGTGAGTTTTATTTCACCAGCGGGCGTCACGAGGCTCAACCCCGTGAACTGCTCCGCAACCTCAGTGACAGATCGCCCGAGTGCGTGCGCGTACAATTCAATCCGGTCAGTGTCGGGCTTGCTAATCGTGCCCAATTCGACCTGATTGACCCACGATTGACCGCACCTGAGGAACGCAGCAAGGCTCGCCTGCGTCAACCCCTTTTTCTTCCGCCACCCGATCAACTTTTCGCGACGCATCTGCCCCCCCCGTAACAGTACCGGTGTTTTTGCTCTTGACATTAACAGCGTCGCTGTTTACGCTGCACCCGCCTCCGAACGAATCGGGGGTTGATGAGGAGGATACATGAGTTTCATTCGCATTTGGAGAAACGCGCAGAACCCTCGTGTAACACAAGGGGAATTGGCTATCCGTTTGGGGGTGACGCAATCCGCGGTCAGTCAGGCGGAACGGTCGGGTACCTGTTCGCCTGCACTCGCCGCCCGTGCCCATGCCGTCCTCGGGATTCCGCTGCTGTCCCTGTTGTACCCCGATGCGTACCTGTGGGAGCCGAAAGAATGCGCAAACAGCGGAACTGATTGAGGATTGGGGGCGGGATGTACGTCAAACTGTTTGACCGAATGATCAAGTCGTCCGTGTGGGATGAGTCGGCAACGACCCGGATCGCATGGGTAACGATGTTGCTTCTGTCGGACCAAGACGGGACGGTGTACGGAACGCCTACCGCCCTTGCCCGTTCCGCGAACCTGACTGTTGAGCAAATGACCACAGCCCTTGAAATATTCCAGAATCCCGATGCGTGTTCCACAAGTACCGGCGACGACGGGCGGCGCGTGCTGCAAATCGCGCCGAACCAGTGGCACGTCGTGAACTACTCGAAGTACCGCGAGATGGCAGACGCTTCTGTTCAGCGCGAGCAGACCAGAATCCGCGTCCAGAACTACCGGAAACGAAAGGATGTAACGCCCGGTAACGTTACTGTAACGCCTGTAACGGTTGGTAACGGACAGAAACGCCAAGCAGAAGCAGAAGCAGAAGCAAATCTATCGGATCCTGCGGATCCTCACCCGTCCAAGGACGGGCACGATGCTATGGACGTGTTCGCCCATTGGCAGAAGGTTCACGGATACGCCAAAGCGAAACTGGACGACAAGCGCCGCGCCATGATCAACCGCATCCTGCGGAAGTACACCGTCGCGGACTGTTGCAAGGCTATCGACGGCTGCGCGAAGTCGTCTTACCACATGGGTGAGAACCCCGCAGGCAAGAAGTACAACGGCATCGACCTGATTCTGCGGGACGGCGCGCACGTTGATCAGTTCATGGCGACGGACGACAACCCGCCCGAACCGAAACCGATGCAGTTCCCTGAAGCCCGCCGCATGACCGCATCCGAACTGGCGTTGTCAAAACTGGGAGGTTGGTCGGAATGATCCGTTACAACGATTTTATCGCATCCAAGGCGCACGTGATCCAACCGTGCGGCATCGAGCCGCCCCCGGTCCATCCGATGCTGTACCAGTTCCAGGCCGATATCGTCCGATGGGCGGTGCGGTTGGGGCGCGCGGCGATCTTCGCGGACTGCGGACTCGGCAAGACGCTGATGCAGTTGGAATGGGCGCGTGCCTTCGCGGGCCGCGTCCTGATTGTCACCCCGATCGCGGTCGGGACGCAGACCATCGCAGAAGCGGCCCGAATCGGGATGGAAGTCCGCCGCGTCTTGGACCCGTCCGAATGCGGCGACGGTCCTGGTGTCTGGACGACGAACTACGAGCGCATCGGGAAGTTCGTCGGTGTTCCGTTCGATGCTATCGTTCTGGACGAATCGAGCATCCTGAAAAGCATCGACGGCAAGACGCGGTCCCTGCTTCTGTCGCAGTTCACCAGCATCCCTTACCGACTCTGCTGCACCGCGACCCCGGCCCCGAATGACGTTGCAGAACTCGCGAACCACGCCGAGTTCTTGGGTGTCATGTCCCGCACGGAAATGCTGGCGACGTGGTTCGTTCACGATGAAAAGGGCAACGGCCGGGAGTGCGGCGCAAACGGCTGGCGGCTCAAGGGTTGGAGCGCCGACGCGATGTACTCTTGGATGGCGAAATGGGCGGCGTTCATCCGCGCCCCGTCCGACCTTGGATACGCCGACGATGGATTTGTCCTGCCCCCGATGCACGTTAAGGATGAAGTCGTCCAGTCCGACTGGAAACCGGACGGGATGCTTTTCGCTGCGGGCCTGGGGGGCGTCACGGGGCGTTCCGAGGTTCGCCGCGAAACCATGGATGCGCGTGTCGCCCGCGCGGTCGAAATCATCCGCGCCGACCCCGACAGTCAGTGGTTGATCTGGTGCGGACTGAACGCGGAACAGGACGCGATTGCGAAGGCGTTGGGCACCGATTGCGTGTCCGTCGCCGGGCAGGATGACGAGTCCACCAAGATCGAACGTGAACGCGCCTGGCGCTCGGGTACGGTTCGCCACATGGCGACCAAGCCCGCAATCTTCGGGTTCGGGATGAACTGGCAGCACTGTCACAAGATGCTGTTCCTCGGCCTGGGAGATTCGTACGAAGCCTACTACCAGTCCATCCGGCGCTGCTACCGCTTCGGCCAGAAGGAACCCGTTGATGTGCGGATCGTCATTTCCGAGGCCGAAGGGGAAATCGCCGGGAACGTGCGCCGGAAGGAACTGGACGCGACCCGCATGGCTTCCGCGGTGGTCGCCGCGATGCACGATTCACAACTCGAATCTGTAAGGGGGGTGCGGCAGATGGACGAATACACGACCGACGATGACATTCGGGAAGGCCAGTGGAAGTTGATGCTCGGGGACTGCGTGGAGCGCATCCAGGAGGTTCCCGATTCGTCCATCGGGTTGTCCGTGTTCTCCCCGCCGTTCGCCTCGCTTTACACCTATTCCGCGTCCGACCGGGACATGGGCAACGCGAAGGATTACGACGAGTTCTTTAAGCACTTCGGATACCTGATTCCCGAACTGCTCCGCGTCACGAAGCCGGGGCGGCGTGCCTGCGTTCACGTTCAACAGGTCACGACTACGAAGGCGACGCACGGGATCATCGGGTGGCGGGACTTCCGGGCGGATACCGTGCGCGCGTTCGTGTCCGCGGGATGGGTGTACGACGGCGAGGTCGTGATTGACAAGGACCCGCAGGCGCAGGCGATTCGGACGAAGTCCAAGCAGTTGATGTTCGTCCAGAAGGAGCGCGACTCCGCATGGTTGCGTCCCGCCATGGCCGATTACATCCTCCTGTTCCGGCATCCCGAGGAAAACACGGAACCCGTGCGCCCCGGCGACGACGTGACGAACGAGGACTGGATTCTCTGGGCGCGGCCGATCTGGTACGGCATCCGCGAATCAGACACGTTGCAAGTCGCCCAGGCTCGGGACGAAAAGGACGAAAAGCACGTCTGCCCGCTGCAACTCGGGACCATTGAACGGTGCGTGCGGCTCTGGTCGAATCGCGGGGATACGGTCCTGTCCCCCTTTGCTGGCATCGGATCGGAAGGCTACGTCGCGTTGCAGCACGGCCGGAAGTACGTCGGTATCGAATTGAAGCCCGGATACTGGCGGGTTGCACGCAAGAACCTGCGTGCCGCCATGGCGCAGGGCGATCTGTTCGCGGCGGACGGAATCGAGGGCGACGATGCTTGAAAGGGAGTTCGCAGACGCATGGGGCGTGTTCAGCGGTACCTACAACTGCGGCGCGCACCGCATGGCGGCGTATCAGTCGGTACTCCGGTTGCAGGACGGTTCCGCGTGGGGACGTGTCGCGCGGTTCTACGCTGAACACGCCGTCACGGGCGATGAATGCCCGACCCCTAGCGAAGTCTCGGACGCCGTAGCCCGAGAAGCCTCCAACGCCACAATGCAGGATGAGCACTGCCCGTTCTGCGACTACGGGCAAATCATGCTTTGGCGGTTGACGGTGGAAGGTCAGAACTTTTACCTCCCGCACGACTGCAACCGCTCCGAGGTTGAACGTGTCGTGTCGCCGCCCGTCAAGACTTGGACCGCGATGAAAACAACCGCGTCTTGCGAGTGTCGCCGGGGTCGTTCCCTTCGCGCTGCGCAACAAGCCGCGAAACGGCCCGCTCTACGCCCGTTCCTCGACTTGGTGGGCGAATCCCCCCGGTCCGGTCGCGAAACGCCTTGGACGGGCCTTGGACAGATTGAGGGTGCCATCCGGGAAGTGATTGGGGGTGGGGCATGACGGACGCGACGTGGTTCTGCCATGACTGCCACACGGAGCAACCCGCAACCGTCCCCGAATGGCGCGAGCCGGGATGGTTGGATGGGGACGTGATTTGTCCCGCGTGCCGGGCGAAGTGGGAAGCGGCGCATCCGGGGGTAAGCGGGGTTCTGGTCTATTGCGCGTTCTGCAACGGCAAGGGCGGTCGGGATGGTTCTTGTAGGAATTGTGATGGAACCGGGATGGTGCCCGAATGATTGCCGCCCTCTACGTCGCCACAAACGGCTGCTACTTCGACCTCCCCGGCGTTGACCCGTGGGATGAGGTGCGGGACGCGCGGTTGTGCCCTGGTCCATTCCCGGTCGTGGCGCACCCGCCGTGCCAGCGGTGGGGACGGTACGCTGGCGAAACGATAGGGCAGGATGATGGGTGCTTTGCCGCCGCCCTTGAATCCGTGCGGCGCTTCGGGGGTATCTTGGAGCATCCCGAGGGTTCGTCTGCGTGGCGGGCGTTTGGGATTCCATCCCCTCCGCGCCACGGCGGATGGATCGCGGACGGCGGCGGCGGATGGACCTGCTGCGTGTCACAAGGGAACTACGGGCACCGCGCTCGCAAACTGACGTGGTTGTACCTGTGCGGCGTTGACAACCCGCCCGCGCTGAAATGGAACCATCCGGTCAAGCGCGTCCCCGGTGCTGATACTGCGACGGGCGAGGAACGGCGGCGGTTGATTCGGACGGGCGTTTGCCAGCGGTTGTCACACAACCAACGCCTCGCAACCCCACCCGAGTTTCGGGACGTGCTGTTGAACCTGGCGCGGATGGTGTCCCCATGACCCCCACTGACTCGGAACGTCACGCGGCGCGCGCGGTGGCGGATAGCGTACTCGGAGGTTGCATGGACCGCTTGACCTTCACCGTCCCCGGCCCCCCTGTGGGCAAGTCCAAGACGCTCGGGACCATCAACGGGCACGCAACGTCCTTCACCGCGGGCAAAACGAAGGACTACCAATCCCGCGTCTGCGACTACGCCCATATCGCCCTTGACGGTGACGTGGGATTCCTGACGGGGTTGGTTCACGTCCGCGCGCTGTACGTTTTCGACCGCCCGCAACGCCTCTTGAAGCGTTCCAAGCGTACCGGGCTGCTCATGGGCGCGGACGAAGGGCGGATGCCGTTCACGGGCAAGCCCGACCTCGACAACCTATTCAAGAGCAGCGCTGACGGGATGAAGTGGGCGGGCGTGTTCACAGACGACACCCAAATCGACAACTGGGACGGTTCGCGACGGTTCTACGCCGCGATTGGCGAACAGGCGCACACGGAAATCTTGGTGGAGGAAATCGAATGTTGACCCGCATCCAATCCTTCCTTTCCGACATCCGCACCATCGCGAACGCGATCCTGGGCGACCTCGGCACGCCCGATTGCACCGTTGACCCGCGCGTGACGGTGGACGTCCTGCCCGACTCCGGTACCCGCCGCGTGTCCATGCCGTGCGTGGGCAATCTGCGGTCCGAGTCGGACGGTCGCGTGACGCAGCATGTCCGTCCCGACCGCGTGCAGGACGCGATCCGGGTGTACCGCGATGCCGCGAAGGCGTTGGAGGGGGCGAGATGAAACGCGGACAAGTATGGGCATGGCAGCGTGAGTACCTCGCCGCCGAACGCGAACTGACCACGGCGCGCGATGAATGCCACCCTGACCGGATCGCTGCGATGATGGCGACGGGGTTGACGGGTTCGCCTTCGGTTGAATCCCAAGTGCAGGAGCGCAAGGACCGATACCGCGCGGCGTTGCTGGCGTGGAAGGCGATTCAGGACGAAGCGGATGGGGGTGAAGCATCATGCTGACCTGCCCCCGATGCCGAGCCGTCCAGATGCGCCGCGACGTGAACGGGCGGTGGGAATGCGGCGCATGCTGCTACCACCCCGGCAAACTCCGCGACGCCGACTTTGAGGACGTGGGACAGCACGCGCCCGAAACCGCCGAGGAACTGCGCACCCGCCATGACGCGCAGGTCGCGGCAGGGACCGAACCGGGGGTGATTCGCCATACCCGCGACGTTGGACCGGGAGAGCGTGTCATAGCGGTTGACCCGAAGGACGTTGAACTTGAGGCGTTGCGGGCAGAAGTTGCGCGGCTTGGGGGGCATGTATGACCCACCTGCGCGGCGAGCACCTGGACGAAAACGGCGAACCGACCGCGGGGTGCGCCGCGTTGACCGCGCTCCTGTCCATCTTCGGGATGGATGGCGAAGTCGTTTCCGTCCCGTCCCCGCGCGATGGATTGAGCCTGGAACGGTCCGAACATTCCGCGATGCTGGCGGTCAATGCCGCTGTTGACCACGAAACGGAGGAAGACTGATGCCTATCCAGATCGACACCTACGATCCAAGCCCGTTGCTCACAAAGATTCGGGGCATTCTGACCAAGTTAGGTGACAACATGCTGATGGACGCTGTGGAAATGGCGGGCGAGTGTGGGGTCAAGGACGGTGACGCGCTTCAAAAGCGCCTGCGTCGAGAACCGGGCGACGTTGATGCGTGGCGCGCGAGGTCGGCTGCTGCATCGCACGGTTGGATGTGGGGCACCCCGAAGGCTATCGAAAAGGCTCGCAAGGCCGGGATGGTGGTGTGATGCCGGTAGAAATCACCGCTTACGACGGCCCGAAGTACGACGATCGCGGGTACGTTTTCGACCCCATCACTCGCGACTACCGTACATTCGTCCCCGGTTCGTCCCGCGTCTTGATTACGTCCGAGGAGCGCCACAAAGCGATCCTGCGTGAGTACAGCAACGGCGCAACCATCAATCAGATGTGCGCCACCTTCCACTACCCACGCGACCTGATGCGGGGATACCTGCACGTTCACCACCGCACGCACGATATGGAGCCGTTCAGCGCCGAAGAACTGATGGAGCGGTCCATTGATGAACTCGCCGCCGACGCTTTTCAACTACGCCGCGGGCAGGTTCAGAATCGTATCAACGCGGACAAGTGGCGGGAAACGTCGCAAGACGCGGACAAATGGCGGCGGTGGGAAGCGAATACGATTGAACCCCTTGCAGCCGCCTTCCGCGAGGGTATCCCCGCAACTACCGTCACGCCCTTGACTCTACCCGACGCCCCTGAACCCTTCGCCGCCATGATCCCCACCGTTGACGCTCATTTCGGAATGCGGGCTGCGAACGGGAAGGGGCGCAAGGAAGCGCGCAAGGTAATCCTCGCCGTGTTCACGGTCGCGCTTCAACGCGCATGCCGTTTCGGACGCCCCGAAGCCATCTACCTGCCCGACGCGGGCGACTTCCTGCACGTTGACGACGACCACAACGGGACGCGCAAGGGGACGCCACAGGACGTGGATGGGTTCTATTCAGACATCCTGCGGGATGGCGTAGACCTGGCTGTCACCATGATCGAACTCGCCCGCCAAATCGCGCCCGTAATCGCCATCCGTTGCCCCGGCAATCACGACCCGAACGCAGCAAGCGCAGTCCACACGTCGCTGATGGTGAAGTACGAGAATGCCCCCGACGTGTCCGTGACGCCCTATTCCGACCGCCAATACGTCCGGTACGGTTGCACGCTGATGGGTTTCACGCACGAGGCGAAAACGCCCAAGGGGACGACGCTAGGGCAGATCATGGCGACGGAGCGAGCGAAGGATTGGGCAGCAACGCGACGGCACGCGTTTTTTACCGCGCACACGCATCACCTCGCGGTTGAGGACCAAGGGCGGTGCAGGGTGTACGTCCTCCCCACCACGGCAGCGGCGGATAGGTACACGAAGCGGTCAAAGTACGACTCGGAGCGGGCTTTGCCGTTGTTCATTCTGACCAAGGCGGGCGGGATTGAATGGCAGTCGGATGTGGAGGTGCGATGATGGACTGCATCCTCTGTCTCCATCACCGCTACGGAACCGGCGACCAAACCGGCTATCAATCCTGCGTGTTCAGCGAACTGCGCATCGACACGGAACGCCCCGCGCGCATCTTCGCGACCCATCCCGAAACGGGAGCGACCATCGCGAACCTTCGCACGCTACAGGTGTGGAACGAGGACTTGCAGCACCCAATCCTAAAGGCGGTTTGGGTGCGCGATGATGCCGTTCTATCCTGCGGAAAGCCTCGATCCAATCAAGAACCGTGTCAACCGAAGGAATTGACACCCGAGGAATCCGCAAAGCGCCAGCGTCATGACGATTTACGCCGCTTGCGCGCCATTGACCGCGTCCGAGTGCTAGACGGACAATGCGAGGTATGCGGAGCGCCCATTCCGGGTAAGGCTACGCGACCAAGCAGACCCGCTCCAAGGCGGTGCATGTCCCATCGTAATGCGAGGGTTGCGGCGTGAATCTCACCGACACGATCCATTGCCGCCGCCGCAAGCGGGTCGTTACTATCGACCGCTGCGAAACGGGGTATTGCAACGCGAACGCATTACGCCGCAAGCAGTCTCCATGCTACCAATGCGCGCAGGGGCGTAAGGTGCGGGCAGGGTTGTTCCTGGAAGCGCCGCAAGACATCGAGGGTGCGTTGCTTTCGTTCCTGCACAACGACCGCGACGGCGACACGGTTGTTGAGGACAGCGTTGATGGGTTGGCTAGCGCGTTCCTGCTAGAACTTAAGCGGGGGGCGTCGCGATGACTGACTGCGGGCGGTGCGTCCATCATCGCAAGGGCATGAACGAAACCGCAAGCTATCAATCTTGCGTCACGTTCGCGATGGACCCCAACCCATTAACCCCCGCGTACCTGAACGACCAGCCGCGAACCACGCAGCGTCACGACGCGCTAGACCGTTTGCGCGAGGTGTGGATTCGGAACGATGCGGCGCTGTCATGTGGGGATCCCGTTGCGAACGCACCCAAGAAGGCAGAGAATCCAACTACGCAAACAAGCGGCACGCTCTGGACGTGCCCGATCTGTCGCAAGCGTTGGCCCGAAACGACACGACGCGGAACGGTTCGCAAGGGGTGCCCGAATCCGGCGTGTGCGGGCGCAATGAGGGGCAAGAACAGGCCAACCATCACGGCGGCGTCAGTCGTCAAAATGATCATGAGCGAGTATCGCGCGGGCGTCGCGGGTTGCGGCGTCCGTCCGATAGCGGCGCGTTACGGGGTGCATCCGTCAACGGTCGCGAGGATTGTGGTGAGGGAACAGCGGGAGGGATGACCATGGCACGAAAGAAGGCTGATGTGGGTGATACCGATACGGCGACGCACGAACTGGATCGCCACGCAACCGGCGTGTTGCGCGCCCTCGTTGCGTCCATGCCCACAGGGTTGAGTAGCGAACAGTTGGTGGCATTGGTGCCCGAATGTGAACTGCCCGCGATGATGCGAGCGGGGTTGGTGGACATGTCCGTGAGGCAATCGAGCCTGTATCTGCCGTCAGCGTATGGGCGGGCATGGTTGGCGGTGCGAGGCTAACGCCGCGCGAGGGGAACGATGCGTCGCAGTTGTAGATCAGAACCATCCGATCAGGGGCTTGTACTAACGCGGACAGCCGCGCGCGTGTGGGTATATATAGCCCCCTACCCCGTTGGGTCCTCCTGAGGGTGGGTGCCCCGAGCGGGTACAGCGGGGCGTTCGTTGGATCTAGCAAGCCCCGCTTTTCCTACCTTCCGAGGTGATCCGTGATTGGAACCAAAAAAGACTACGCCGCCCACCGCCGGAAACTAGGCGAACGAGGCACAACCGAGCGCGCCATTGACGACGCGCGCAAGGATGGGCGCCTATCCGCGGACCTGTTCGACGGCTCCCGCGTCCTCGATTTTGCAGAAGCGGATCGCCAATGGGACGCAAATACCCTCAAGCGGGACTGTCCGCATGAACGCGCCGGGGCGCCCGCGGACGCCAGCGCGCAGGTGGGCGCGCGTGACGCGCCGGAACCATTGAACGACCCGCCCCTGACGCTCGACGGCAAACCCATGTCACCTCGCCAACTCAAAGAACACTTCCAAGCCAAACGCGAGGAGCAACGCTACCTCAAAGACGCGGGCCACCTCATCCCCAGAGTGGACGCGCGCGCCGTAACCGTTGACGCCTTCGCTATGGCACGCGCGGAATGGGAAGTGATCCCCACGCGCCTCTCTGACCGCCTGGTTGGGCTGTCGTCTATCGAAATCCGCACCATCCTCGCGGCCGAGGTTGCGTCAATTCTGGGCGGACTTGCCCACTCCCTACGAATCAAAGCGGAAAAGGTGAAGGATGCCGGGTCTACTGAGTGATCCCGTATCGTCCGCGGGCTTGTACGATGACATCGCAACCGCGATCCAGCCCATGCCCCGGATCGCAATTCACGAGGTTGCGGACCAACACCGCTGGATGCCGTCTGATACCGCGGTCCCAGGCAAACACGACTCCGGGTTGATGCCATGGGTTCGCCAGATCGAGGATTGGTTGCACCCCGACGATCCCTGCCAGATCGCAATCAACGAATGGGCGGCGCAGACTGGCAAATCCGCCATCGGTGAAAACTGGATTATGGCTGTCGCGGGCGGGTACTACCCTGGCCGCATGTTGGTGGCGCTCGATACCCTCGACAACGCGCGGGATTGGTCGAAAGACTCCCTCAACACCATGATTAGCCTGTCTCCGTTGCTCCGCGACCGCATCCGCGACAGCACCGCCCGCGCCAAGAATGAAACGATGCTGGGCAAGTTCTTCCCCGGCGGCAGGCTCCGAATCGTCGGAATGCACTCCGCGTCCGCCGTCTGCCGCATGGCCGCGAAATACTGCTGGCTTGACGAAGTGGACCGCGCGAAGGATAACCCCGGCTACGAGGGCAACGTCGTCCAACTTGTCATCGCACGACAGTCCACGTTCGGCGCGTCCAGGAAGTTGCTATTGACCTCGACGCCCACCATCGAGGGCGCATCCGAGGTTGATGCGTGGTTTCTCAAGGGCGATCAATGCTACTTCCATGTCCCCTGCCCGATCTGCGGCGAGATGCAACCGCTCGAATTTGAGGACCGCGACAACCGCGAGATCCGCCGCTTCATTTGGGACAAGGGTGACACATCATCCGCCCGATATAGGTGCGCCGCCTGCGGTAAGGAATGGCAAGAGCAGGAAAAAAACCGCATCATGCCGTCCGGGGTTTGGGTTCCCTCGCGCCCCGAACTATCCAACCACGGGTTGATTCATTCAACCAACCTCAACGCGCTTTACAGCCCATCAGGCATGGTTTCGTGGCCGCAGTTGGTGACGGAGTGGATTGACGCCAACGCCGCCTACAAGGCTAACGGCGACCCCAAGGATTTGACCGCCTACGTCAACATCCGTAAGGCTAAGACTTTCGCGCCCCCCGGTGATGCCCTTGACCGCCACGCCCTCGCGGATCGTGTTGATGAAACCCTAGACGTTGACCGCATCCCCGACGCAATCGAGGCGGTAACGGGTGGGACGGACGTGCAACACGAATGCCTGTACTCCGTGACGCTAGGCGTCGGGGCGGGGTTCGAGTTGTGGATTCTGGACGCGAACCGAATTGACCGCTGCCCGGAGGATGCATGGGTCGAACATGACACTCTCGTAAATCGCCGGTTCACTCGCGCGGGTGGTGGCGTTTCAGTCCCCCGCCGCTGGTGCGTGGACGCGGGTGACGGCGGGATGATGTCAAAAATCCTGGAGTACACCGACCCGCGATTCGGTCGCGGCGTGTACGGCATCAAGGGCGACGCAGCGAAGGCGACGGACGGCGCGATATGGGAAGCGAAAATCAAGGGGTCGAAACGCAGCGACCGGACGCGCGGACGATGGTTCACGGTTCACGTCACCGAGGCGAAAAACGACCTATTCGGGTACCTGTCCAACCCCGGACCTGGCCCGCGGTCGGTCCACATCGCGGCGCACATCCTCAATCGGTACCCCGATTTTCTTGAACAGTTGACCGCGGAGCAGCGGGTGCGCGAACCGGGCGGGCGATGGGTGTGGGAAAACCCCAAGAAGCGGGATAACCATTGGTGGGATGCGCTCGTGTACGCCCTCGCCGCTGCCCATTCAATCAAATTGGCATACCCGCAGATGTTCCGCATGCCCGTAGCGCCCGCGGTCGCAGCCACACCCGCAACCCAACCTGCCCCGTCGCCGTCCCCCACCGTGCGCGACACCCCACCCCCGCGTCAACCTGCCCGTAGGGGGGCCGCGCGGTCAACCTCCGCGGATTGGCTGTCTCGCCGCCGCGGGGGCCGCTTCTGAGTCCCCCCGCACGGGGGCGCGAGTGGCATTCACCCAGGACCAACTGACAGCCCTTGAGGACGCCTACGCGGCTGGCGAACTGAACGTGCGCCACGGTGACAAGTCCGTGACGTACGCCAGCATGGGCGACCTGTGGGACGCCATCCAACGCCTTCGCCGCGCCCTGCAACCCGCCGCGAATCGCATCACCCACGGATACGTTCGTTTCCGCACGAGGGAGTAACGCATGTCCGGTCGCTCGAAATGGGGCCGCGCATGGGACACCTTGACGGGTCGCGACGCGCCCGTTGAATCCGCGCGCCGTTCGCATCCCCGATCCGTCCGTGCCGGTCGCTCCTACGCCTCCGCGGGCAGCGGACACATGGGCGGATGGAACCCGGGATCCCGCGACCCCAACGCCGAACTGTTCCGGTCCAACTCGCTCGTTCGCACTCGGGAACGCGCACGCGACCTCTACCATTCGTCCGCATGGGGGCGGCGTACCGTTGATGCTTTGACCAACGCCATCGTATCGACGGGCATTTTCCCGACCGTCAACGTGGGTGACGCCATGATGCGCCACCCGTTGACAAAGGAACCGATCCGGGTTGACGCCTACTTGTACGAAGCTTGGGCGAAGTGGGGACGGCATCCGGTTCCAGGTTCGCGTCTGACCATCGCCGGATTGCAGCAACTCGCCTGCCGAACGTGGGTCAAGGACGGCGAATTCCTGTCTCGCATCCGTGGCAGGCAGAAGGCGGACATGCCCGGCCTGCCCCCGATCATGATCGAACCGTTGGACGCCGGTCAACTGCCCGTTGAGAAAACGGAACAGGTCGGCAACGGTCTGAATCGCATTATCGGTAGCGTTGAGATTGACGCCCTGGGCGAGGTTGCGGCGTACCACGTCCTGAACGAAGCGCCCGGCTCGCTGTTTTCCGTGACGGCGGGCGCGTACACGACTCAACGCATCGTTGCCGCGCAGATGATTCACCTGTTCCGGCAGGAGGACGCGGGGCAACTGCGCGGAATCTCGCTACTCGCCCCCATCGTCAAGTCGATTTACCTGCACGACCAATACCACGAGGCGGTGCAGGTTGGCGCGGCGGTTGCTAACGACATGTCCATTGTTGTGAATCGCCGCGATGTTGACGACGGCGGCGTTGGTGATGGTGGACCGCTGCCCCCGTCGCAGGCTCGCGACGCATCCGGCAATCCTGAGGTTGACGACGAAGGGCGTCCAGTTTTCGAGATGGGTCCGGGGCTGGTCTATCAGGCGTCCCCCGACGAAACGATCACGGTTAACAAGCCTACCGCGCCGCAGGGCGTGAGCGATTACGTCCGCGTGGTTCTGAAAGAGATCGCGGCGGGCGTCGGGTTGTCCTATTACACCCTGACCGGCGACATGTCCGACGCCTCATTCTCGCAGGCGAAACTTGGACTGTTGGAACAGGGCGCGGTCATCGCCTGCCTGCGTGAACAGACGTACATCCCCGGATTCCTCGCGCCCCTGTGGAAAGCGTGGATTGACGCCGGAATCCTGAACGGCATTTTCCCGAATGACCCGCGCCTGTATGACGTGACATGGAGCAAGCCCAAGACGCGATCCGCGGACGAATTGCAGGATGCGAAGTCGAACCTTCTGCGGTTGCAGATGGGGTTGACGACGCCGACTGCGGTTGTGGAAGCCAACGGCGATGACCTTGACGACATCCTGGCGCAGTTCAAAAAGGACCGCGAGGCGATGGAAGACGCGGGCGTCGTTCCCCTGTGGGATTTGTCCAAGGTGTCTGCGGCGGGCAACGCTCAAATCATCGCGTCGGACGCGTCAGAGTCGGGACCGCCGCCGAAGGGGGGTGGTTTGTGAACATCCCCCACCGTGCGCGACACCCCAACGCCAAGTCAACCTGCCTTTAGGGAGGTGCCCGTGCCCGAACGCAACGCGCCCGAACAACTGACCCGCGATGGTCAACCGCTGTTCACGCGCGGAGCCTCGTTCCGCGCGGCCACCTACAACCCCGAAACCCGCACCGTCCGCGTGAGCCTTGGAACCGGCGCGCCCGTGCTTCGGTACGACTGGGCAAGCGACCGAACCTATACCGAAGTCCTTTCGATGGACCCTACCCACGTTCGCCTTGAGCGCATGAACGGCGGCGCTCCGTTCCTGACCGACCATCGCCAGTGGAGCACCGAGGCGGTTATTGGGCGCTTCGTCGCCGGGACCGTCGCGATCGTTGATGGCGAATTGGTGGGCGATGTCCGTCTGAGCAAGGCGGCTCGCAACGCAGACACGACCGGCGACATCGTTGACGGAATCCTCGCGGATACGTCCGTTGGTTATCGCATCTACCGGATGGAAATCACCCGGGACGAAACGACCAACGAGGAAACCCGCACCGCCGTTGATTGGGAACCCGTAGAGGGTTCCGTCGTTCCTGTTCCCGCAGACACCACGGGCGGCATTCGTTCCGCCGACCAGACCGTGCCCCCCGCAGGAGACACCCGGGCAACGCCCGGCGCTACCACCCCCAAGGAGGTTCAGACCATGGACGAGACTCAGATGGAAGCCCTCCGTGCCGAGGGTGCGAAGGCCGAAGCGACCCGTCAGACCGGTATCCGCGCGCTGGCCGAAAAGGCGAGCCTGACGGAAACCGACGTGCGCGCCCTGTTGGACGATTCCGCCGTCACGGTGGAGTCGGCCGGTGTGCGCATGTGGGACATCCGCGCCGCCAAGGACGCCGCCGATCCGGTTCGGTCGCAGCGCATCGAAGCGGGCCGCGACGCCGGGGACGCGCAGTTCCGCGCCATTGCCGAGGCCGTGGAGCATCAGGCGGGCGTGCGAACGCTGGCCGACGTGGTTGAGCCGGGGCGCGGGCTGGCCCGCAAGTCCCTCGCTGACCTCGCCCGGATGAACCTGGAAGCGAAGGGGATCCGGTCCGCGGGTCTGGGCGATTCCGAAGCGATCCGCATGGCGATCCGCGCCGTCGCCGGTCACACCACGGGCGATTTCTCCAGCGTGTTCAGCACCGTCGGCTACAAGTCGCTGATGGGCATGTACACCCTCGCGAACGAGTATAACTGGTGGAAGGATCTGGGTCGGCGTTCGGACTTCTCCACCCTGAACACTCGGACCATCGTCAAGATGACGGGTATGGGCGGGCTGCCCACGGTCAATGAAGGCGCCGATTACCAGGGTGTGACGCAGTACGATTCCGCCGAAACGATCAACCCCCTGCCCAAGACGGGTGGTGAACTGCGGCTGACGTTCGAGATGGAGGGCCGGGACGACCTCGGCGCGTTCACCCGTTGCGCCGCTGAACTCGGCAAGACGATGCAGATCGGTGAACACCTGAAGGCGCTGGCTGCGATTCAGGCGAACATGGCGGACGGCGAGGCGGTTTGCTCCGCGGCGCACGCCAACCTGTCCACCTCTGGCGGCGCTCCCGACCTGACGAAGATCGCGGAACTGGACGCGAAGTTGCGCGCCGCGACGGACGGGCACCTCGTTACCCCGCACGTCATCGGCACCGCTGGCAAGGTTCTACTGATTCCCGTTGCGCAGCGCACGACCGTTGAGCAGTTGTACTCGGACCGCCTGTACGCGGCGGACCCGGCCGACTGCCCGACCGTTCCGTTGTCCGCCGAAAACCGGCGCGCGGTCCCCGGTCTGACCACGAAGTATTTCCTCTGTACCGCGAACCCGCTCGGCATGGAGTACGGCTGGTACCAGGGCGGACCGACCGTGACGCAGTACGCCGAGGAAAAGTCCGACTCGCTGATCTGGCACGCCCGCAACGTGTTCGGCATCGGCGTGATCCGGCATCAGGACTTCGCGTCGAACCCGGGCCAGTAGGTCGCTTGAACGCCCCGGGGGTGACCCGCAAGGGTTGCCCCCGGGGATGCTCCTGACACATCGCACGGAGGCGCATCATGCGTTCGACTCTCCCCGGTTCCACGCACGAAACGGCTGTTCGCACCGCCCCCGTTGGTGGCGTGACGGTTGACGTTCCGTTTGTCCTCGGTTCGGAATTCCTGATTCCGTCCGCGACCACCGCCGCGGGTCTGCCCGTGGTGTGCGTCAAGGGCGGGTTGGTTGCCCTGCCTATCAAGTCGGGTGAAACGTGGGCAACCTCGGGTCTGCCCGTGTACTGGCATCCGACGAACTTCTGCGAGGACACGGACAGCGCGACCAACCGCCTGATCGGCACCTACGATCGCGCGTACTCCGCGACGCACGCCGTCGTCTGTCTCAACGGCGTTTCGGCGCCCGCGGTTGACGGCGACCTGTCTGCGAAGGCGAACCTTCTGGACCTCGCCAGCGTCGCCAACGCGAAGGGCGCGAGCCTGATCGGTATCGAGGATACCGGTAGCGCCTACACCGGCACGAACCTTGAAGTGGTCATGGCCGAAGTCGCCATCAGCCTGCTCGCGAAACTGCCCAAGGCGGGCGGCACGATGACGGGCGCGATCGTCCCCGTCCGCGCCTCGGGTGCCTGCACGTCCAACGCCGCGACCCTGAACGGGCAGTCCGGTATCGTGACGACGGAAGCCCTCACGACCGCCGCGGGTGCGAGCGAAACCATCACCATCACGAATTCCTACGTTACGCCCACCACGCCCGTAGTTGCGTCCGTCTGCGGGGGCACGAATACGAAGAACGTCTACGTCCCCGGCGCAACCTCCGGTGATGGCTCGTTCACCGTTGCGATTGTCAGCATGGAAACGGCTGACGCCCTCAACGGCACTGTGAAGTTCGCCTTCTTCGTTGGCTAGTGAGGCAACGTGACCCGTTGGGAAGCCAGTGTGGACCGCATGAACCGGACGCTACGGGACACGTTCCCTACGTCCGCGGTCTACCTGCCTGCCGCGGGCGGTTCGCACCTCATCACCGGCATCCTTGACGAATCCGCCAAGGTGTTTGACCAGGCGAACCCCGGCGTGCCCATGACCGAGTGCCTGTTCACGATTCGCCTTGCGGACCTCCCCGTCGCGCCCCACGCCTACGATCGTCTGACGATTGGCGTCGTGACCTACAAGGTTTCCGATGTCCCGCGCCCTGACGGTTCGGGTATGGTCGCGTTGCCGTTGGAGGTGGTTTGATGGCAGCGCCCATCCTCACCCCCGAAGGCATCCGCACGGACCTCGTAACGCGCCTGATTGCCGCCGCGACCCCTGCCGCGGCGCGCGTGTACGATTCCCGGTACACCCCGTTTGAGCCGTCCGAACTGCCCGCGATCTGCGTGTTCACGGCAGAGGACAGCGTTACCCAATGGTCCCGCAACACAACGCTCAACAAGCGGGCGGGGTCGATTCAGGTGACGGCGTTTGTTACGGGCGGGGATGAGGCGACCCTTGCTGCGTCGCAGGACGCCATCGCGGAAAGCATCGTCGATTCCCTGATGGGCGACTGCGAGTGGGTTGGCGCGTTTGAATCGGTGGACTCCGCGAAGGTTCAGCGGTGGCAGCCCGAAGACCGGGTGAAATACCCGTGTTTTGGCGTGACGGTGACGCTGGAAGTCAAGTATTCACAACCATTCGTCGCGCGCGTTCCTGCGGTGGACCTGACCGCTCTGTACGTCAACACCAACACGACCACGCCCGATGGCGCGCTCGTTTCCGACCGTCCAGTTTCCGACATCACCGGGGAGGCGTAGAATGTTCGTCAAGCCCGCTCCCGGTCGCCTCGTGCGACTCCCGGACCATCCGTATTCGTTCATCCCCGCGGACGGCATGAACGTTCCGGATTCGCCCTACATCCGTCGCCGCCTCGTGTGGGGTTCGCTCGTTCTGTGTGAAACCCCCGCCGAATCCGTGAAGGTCGCGAAAACCAAGCCCGCAACCGAGGAAACGCGATGAACTATTACGACGTGATCCCGCAGGATACCCTCGTTCCGTTGACGTATTTCCGCGTTTCGGGCGCGGCTGCGGCGGGCGGGTCCACCGCGCGTCCGACGCTGCTGACGGGGCAGAAGGTCGCGTCCGGTACCGCAACGCTTGACACCCCCGTCCGGTGCAGTTCGGTCGGCAAGGCGATTGACCTGTTCGGGTTCGGTAGCATGCTACACCGCATGGTTGCCGCCTACAAGGCGAACGACCCCTACGGCGAACTGTGGTGCCTGCCCGTGACGGACCCGACCGCGGGCACGAAGGCGACGCGTGTTTTGACCTTGACCGGACCTGCCACGGAATCCGGCGTCCTGTCCCTGTGGATTGCCGGGCAGCGCGTCCCGATTGTGGTTGCGTCGGGTGACACCGCGCACGCGGTTGCAATCAAGGTGCAGACCGCGGTGGGCATTAACGAGGCGGCGGCGATTACAGCCAAGTCCACCCTGCCCGTGATCCTCAAGACGGTCGGCGTCGCTGACGGCGTGATGACGTTCGAGTCTCGGTGGGCGGGCGCTACCGGCCTGCAGATCGACTTCCGCCTGAACTACCTTGGTGACGCCGCGGGCGAATCTACCCCTGCGGGTTTGGCGATTACCGAACTGGCGACCGCCCGCTACGTCCACGCGAACACCGCGGGCGTTGGCGTCCCGAGTTGGGCGGCTGGTTTCGCCGCCTGCGTAAACAAGCGGTTCGGGTACATCGGGCACCCCTACGTTGACGGTACGGCGTCGTCCGGGTCGCTGGCTTCGTGGAAGGTGGAACTGTCGGACGACGGCGAAGGTCGTTGGTCGCCCGTGCGCAAGTATTACGGGCACGCGTTCACCGCGTACAACGAGGGTGTTGACGCGGACGGGCTTGCCGCGGTCGTGTTGGCGAACGACCCGCACACCACCCCCGTTGGCGTCGTGGGTTGTCCGAATCCGCCGTGGGAAATCGCCGCCGCGTACTGCGGTCGCGGCGCCCGCGCGTTCCGGTCTGACCCCGCCCTCGGGTTGCAGTCATTGGAACTGATCGGAATCCTGCCGCCCGCGTTGGCGGACCAACTCGCCTGGGGCGACCGTCAGACGTTGCTCGGACTTGGTTGGGCGACCACCATCCCCGGCGACGTTGTCCGCGTTGAACGGGCCGTCACGTCCTACACGGAAAACGCTTACGGCGCGGCGGACCAATCGTTCCGCGACAGCGAAACCCTTGCCAACCTCGACTACATCCTGACGGACCTTGACGGTATGCTTTCGAGCAAGTTCGGGCGCGTGAAGATCGTTCCGGACACCGACCGCGTTACGGGTGCGGAGTCCAACGCCGTCCGCCCGTCCACCATCAAGGCGGCGATTGTCGCGAAGTACAAGGTTTGGCAGCGGTTGGGCCTCGTGTCCGATGTCAAGACGTTTGCCCGCCTGTTGGTCGTGACCATGGACGCCCTTGTCCCGGGTCGCGTCAACATCTACTTCCCGCCCGCTCTCGCGCAGACGTGCCGCCTGATGGCCGCGTTGACCGAATTCCGGCTCATGTACTCGGCCGAGGAAGTCTCGGCCGCCTGATTCCCAACCGCGTTGAACGGAGGCTAATCCCATGGCTGGAATCGTGATTGCCGGGCGCGGGTCGTTGCGCGTCGGGTCCAAGACGTTGTCGTGTACCGCCATCAAGGCAACCATCGGCGCGGAAAAGCGCACGAAGGTGCTGTCTATGGACGGTCCGAAGGGTGACAAGGTGGAAGCCGTCGCCCCGAAGTTGACCGCGACCGTGGTTGTTACCGATGACGTTTCGATGGACTTCCTGTCCAACATCGAAAACGAAACGGTTGAGGGGCAGACCGCGGGCGGGCGCTCGTTCGTGTTCGAGGGCGCGTCCATCACCGACCCGCCCGAATACGACGTGGGCGAGGGCACTTGCGACCTGTCGTTTGAGGCGCTGTCCGCCGAAGAAACCGGCGTCTGACGCCTCCGCACCCACTCACCCGCCTACCCTGAAAAGGAGCCGTCATGCTCGAACCCGTCACCATCGAACTGACCACGCCGATCAAGGATTTCGGGCGCGTCATCACGCAGATCGCCTGCGTCCGTGAGTCCAACGGGAAAGACCTGGTTGACCTGGACGGCACGCGCGGCGCAACCCGCACGCTGCGTTTCATCCAGCGCCTTTGCGTCACCCCGGAACACGCGGACAAGGCGGGCAATCCTCACCGCCTTTCGTGGGAAGCCGTGCAGGAACTGACGAACACGGACATCGGGAGCATCACGAACGCCATGCTCCCTTTTCTTGGAGTGGACCCGTCGGCGCTGAACTTGACGCCCTCCATGGATTTCTAGCCGTCGAATGCCATTGGTCGCCGGATGCGATCATGGCGTTGACGGGTGCGGAACTCGCGGCGTGGGATAGGCGGTTCCTGGCGTTCGTTGCTGCCCGCGACAAGGCTCGCAAGGCGGCAGAAAAGGAGTCCTGACGTGGCCTCCAAATACAACATCGCAGTCATCATCGCGGCGGTGGATAAGGCGTCGTCTACCCTCAACCGCGTTGGCGCGAAATCCAAGTGGCTTGCGGACGGCATCGGGTCCGCGGGCAAGGGGATTGCGAAGGCGGGCGCGTATGCGTTTGCGACCGCCGGAGTAGTTGGCGCTGCCGCCGTCAAGATGGGTTCGGATTGGCTTGATGCCATGGGGGAAATCAAGGACTTCTCCGCGCAAGTCGGGTTCAGCGCCGAAGAACTGCAATCGTGGCGTTACGCCGCAGATCAGGCGGGCGTCAAGGGTGATGCGCTCAACGGCGCGGTCGCGAAAATGAACAAGTCCCTTGGCGACATGAAGGCGAAAACCGGACCGCTGTTCGCCATCCTCAAGGAAACGAACAACGTTGACCTTTTCCGCAGGCTGCAATCGGCATCACCCGAGCAAGCCCTGCAAATGCTCGTCGCTGAAATGGAGCGAATCCAGGACCCCACCGAACGCGCCCGTTTCGCGATGGCGGCGTTTGGCAAGTCCGGTGCTGTTATGACCCGCCTCGCCGTCGAAGGCTCCGCGGGCCTGTCTCGCTTGCGTCAAGAGGCTGTAAGCCTCGGAATCGTCATGTCCACCGCCGCAGTCAACGGCGCGGAGGCGTTCGGGGACAACCTCGCTCGCCTGAAAATGATCGGGATGGGGTTGGGTGGAACGATCATGACCGCGCTCCTGCCCCGCCTTGAAAAAACCGTGGCACTCGCTACCGCATGGGTGGTGAAAAACAAGGATCTGATTGCGTCCAAGGTTGTCAAGTTCGTTGAGGACTTGGGGGACAGGTTCGCCCGCGTTGGTGAATTCCTCGATACAGCGCTGCGCATCATCGACGCCATTGGCGGGCTTGGCGGGGCGGTCAAGTTGCTCGCCATCACCTACATTTCGGGGCACCTCGCATCGTCCCTGATTGCGACAACCGCACTCGCCGGGACGCTTTCGGGGGTGTTGGCTGCGGCGTTCGGGACGGTGGCGCTCGGGTTGTTCCTCAATGGCGTGTGGGATCTGGTTTCGGCATTGATCGATGTGGCGAAGTACACAGACTATCTCGCGGAACAGTCGGGCGCGAAAAAGGCGGTTGAGTCTGACCCCCGATTTGCCGCGACCCGCGAACGGCAGATGCAGGGTTTGCCCGTCACCGAACGCGACTCCGCGTTTTTCGAGGCTGCCACGTCGGGAGCCAATGACGCCATGAACGCCCTATTCGCAGACCAGCGAATGAGCATGCCCAATGGCACCGTGACTGTTTCCGTGTTGCTCCCGAACGCCCCGTTGGGAACGTCGGTCACGCAGGAAGTGGCGGGCGCGGGCGTCAAGTTTGCGCCCACCGGCTGGCGGCGAGGTGGATACTGATGCTCATCCCCACCGACATCCGCCCCGCCTCATTCCGTGGCGTGCCGTTTGACGCCCGGGAAGCGGGCTACACGGGCGGGCGTCGCCTCACGGTGCATGAGTACCCCCAACGCGACGAACCGGGCGCGGATGACCACGGGCGCGCGACGCGACGGTGGCGCCTGCAAGCCTTCATCGTCCGCGAGGGCGACGAAACCCACGCGGGTTTGCAGGCTCGGAAACGCCAGGTCCGCGAGGCGTGCGAGGGGTACGGTCCTGGCAAACTCATCCACCCCACGGACGGCGAGATTCAGGCGCGGTGCGAGACTATCGAGGTTTCCGAGGGCGTTTCGGTTGGGTTGCAGTACGTCGAATTCAACCTGGGATTCGTTGAGGCCGGTTCCGCGTTTACCGCCATCCCTGTGCAGTCCGCGCGTGCGTCGGGGTTTGCAACCGCCGTGCGTGCCGCTGTAGCGCGGTCCTACGCCATCCGTCGCGCCGCCCGTCGAATCGACAATCTCACCCGCCGCGCCCTGTCCGGAGACCTCGCGGATCGCGCCAACGCCGCAATGGGAATCGTCGGGTTGATGTCAGGCGTTGACATGTCCGCTTATCAATCCGCCGTGTCCGCAGCACAGGACACCAACGCAACCATGCGCGATGACGCCGCCGCCACGTCTACAGGGTGGCAGGATGTTGTCGCGTCGTTCACCGACCCCCGCAGCGCGCAGACGTTCGTTGACACGTTCCTGCCGGGGTTGGTCGCGTCGCAGGCGGCGGCAACGGCAGGTTCCGCGTCGCCCGTCGCTCAGGCATGTCTCGACAACCGCGCGGACCTGGACCTGTTGATTGTCGTGTCCGCCGTGTCCGCGTCTGCCGAGGTGGCATCCGCCGCGACGTACACCGCCTATGACGAGGCAATCGCGACCCGTGACGCGCTCGCCACACAGATTGCGGCGGTCGCGGAATACTGCGTTGACCCGGACACCTACGCATCCCTGATGGACCTGCAAGCGGCGGCGTCGATTGCCATCAGCGACGAAGCGATTGAACTGCCCCGCATCACAACCTACGAAGTCACGACGCCCCGCACCGCCATCGAAATCGCGCACGCCCTGTATGGCGACGCGACCCGGGCGGACGAAATCGTGAGCCGAAACCGAATCGCGGACCCGAATAGCGTTTGCGGCACCCTGCGCGTGTTGGTGGTGTGATGGCGACGGACCCGAACAGACTCACCCTGCGGATCAACGGGGTAGATTTCGGGGGGTGGAAATCCCAGAGCGTCAACACGACCATCGAGGCCGCAGCGTCCTCATTCTCGCTGGACGTGACCGAATCGTGGCCGGGACAGGCGGACCCGATCCGCATCTACATCGGGGACGAATGCGAGGTGATGATCGGCGGTGAGTGCGTCCTGACGGGGTACGTTGAGGACGTGAACCCTTCGCACGATGGCACGAGTCGGACCATCAGCATCAGCGGGCATTCGTGGACGGTGGACCTCACCGAATGCTCCTGCATCAGCGACACGGGACCGTTGCAGTTCAAGGCGGGGCAAACCATCAAGCAAATCGCGGAGGCGTTGTGTGCGCCTTACAGCGTGTCCGTCGTCTGCAATCTCACCGACATCAAAACGCTGCCCCGGTTCGTTCCCGAAGTGGGCGAAACCGTGTTCGCTGCAATCGAACGCCTTGCCCGCGAGGAAGGGATCCTCGTGACGGACGACGAATACGGGCGGCTCGTGCTGACCCGCATCGCGGACGCCGAACAAGGCGACGATCTGATCTGCCCTGGAAACATCCTGCGCGCGTCCGGGAAGTACAGCGGGCGGGACCGGTTCACCGAGTACCGCGTCAAGGGGCAGCGCGCGGGGGATGACCAGAATTTCGGGACGGCTTCAACATCGGGCGCGGTCATTGAGGACGACGACCTCCCCCGCCGCCGCGTACTCGTGATCAAGGCGGAACGGCAATCGGACGCCGCCGCCTGTCAACGCCGTGCCACGTCCGAGGCGACGATTCGCGCGGGTCGGTCTGTCAACGTGTCCGTGACCGTCGCGGGCTGGCGGGATTCCAAGGGTGCACTGTACCAGAAGAACGTGATCCATTACGTCCGCGACCCGCAGATTTACTGCGATGGCTACCTGCTTGCGGTCGGCGTGGAGTTCACCGCGGACGAATCGGGCGGGTTGATTTCCGTGATCACCCTCGCGCCCCCCGGTGCCTACGAAACCGAGCCGCCCAAGGTCCGCGCCGCCTCGCGCAGGGGCAGGATTACCAAGGCGGCGAGCGTGTTTGACCGCGCGAAGGGCGACGCGAACTTTGGCGCAGACGCGGAGGCCGACGAATGAGCGACCTTGAACGCGGCCAAGTGATGCGGTCCGACGCCACCCCGAAGATGCAGACGTTGCAGGTTCAGGTCTGGGGCGATGACGATGTTCGCGATGACGTTGAGCATTTCGAGCCAGCCGGACTTGCGCACAAACCGTCCCCGCCCGCCAACGGGCAGGGTGCGGACGCGCTCGTTGGTTCGTTGGGCGGCGCGGATCATTCGGTTGTCCTGTCCGTGTCCGATCGTCGCATTCGTCCGACCGATTTGGACGACGGCGACACAACCATGTATGACGGGCACGGGCACCGCGTAGACCTGACGGACACGGGCGCGGCGGTGAACTGCGACACGACCGTTGACGGGTCGGTGGATGCGTCGGACGGGTTCAAGGTTGGTGGGTCCGCAGGCAAGTCCGGGATCATGACGGCGACACTCACCCTGCCCGGAAACGTGGGCGTCCTGTTGTTCGTTCTGAACGGCGGCATCATCACGGACGTTTCCGCGACGGGTTGTTTCGCGTGGGTTGAGGCTGGGGTGTAGTTGATGGCAGTCACACACAAGACGGTCAAATCCTCGGGCGGCGACTACACCAGCATCGCCGCGGCAATCGCCGGTTCGTCGTCCGGGTCTGTGGGCGACCCGTCCACCATCACCCTGTACGACGCGACCTATCTTGAGACCCTGACCATCCCCGGAACCCTATCGTACTTGCGGATCGCGACTGCGGCGGGCGTGTCGTCCACCATCCAGTCCGCGTCCGACCCGATTACCTGCGCGGCGGGTGCGGCACACATCGAAATCGTGGGTTCGGACGCAACCCATCGCATCACCCTCAAGTCCACGTCGGGAAGCGCGCAATCCCTATTTAAGACCTCCGAACCTTTCCGCCTGCAATACGTCACGTTTGAACTCGGGACGGCGGGATACGCCATCGGGGGCAACGGTACGGCGTGGGGCGATACGCTCGCATGGACCCTGGAAGATTGCATCACCACAGGCGCGTTTCTGAACCTGACCACGGGCACGAACGCGGGCATCGCAACCCTGACCCGATGCGTGTTCGGGGGCACGTTCAGCGCGGGACTACTCAAGGTCGGACGCCTCGCCCTCGCGATGTCCAAGTGTAAGGTCGAAGGCACGGGCGCGGTCCTGATTTCCACGTCCGGGGTTGGCATTACCCCCTCCGCGAAGTGGACGATTGCCGACAACGTGTTTCTTTCCACGGGCGCGGGTCCGTCCGGGGCGTGCTACCTGCCGCTGTACGAGGGCGCGGCGTCCGTCGCGGCATCTGCCGACGTGTGGAACAACCACTTCATCAACCTCGGCGCGGCGGGTTCCGCGCGGGCGATTGAATTGGGCGGGGCGACCGCGGGCGTGTCCCTGATCAACAACGGGTGCGTTGGATGGGGTACTGGCGTCAAGTCCGTGAACGACCCCGTCACCATCCTCAATCACGGGTTCTACGGTTGCACTGCGCAAGCGAGCGCCAACGTCACGAAGACCGCGTGCGTGTCCACAGACCCCCTGTTGGACGCCGCCCACATGCCGCAGACCGGAAGCCCGTGGGTGAACGCCGGTGCCACCATCGCCCTTGCGGACGATTACAGGGGTGTCCCGCGCCCGGTCGGCCCCGCGTTCGATATCGGCGCGTTTGAAATGGACTTCACGGCTCCGAACCTCGCAACCGCCGCACCTGACGGACGCACCCGAATCTTTGCCACCTTTGACGAGGCTGTCACGGGCGCGGACCTAACGGACGCTGCGGAATGGACCGTCACCGCTCCGTTTGGCGGCACGGCGGTTGCGGTCGCGTCCGTCGCCTGCGCGGACGGCATCAACGCGGTCCTGTCCGTTTCCGAAATGGGCGGTGATACCCTCTATCGCGTGACGTGCCCCGCGACCCTGGTGGACCTGAGCGGCAATCTGATTGACACCGTTACCGCCGATTTCGTGACGCCAGCGTGGGTGCCCCGCGAGTCTCAGGACGAACTGACCGCGACCCTTGCGGGCGACGTGGTAGACCTCGGCGCGGGTCCGTTTGCGCTCGTACCTGTCGCTGCAGACGCCCCCCTCGTGTCGCTGCGTGACGCGGTCCTGATGTCCCTTGCGTCCGACCGGCGCGCGAACCCGGACGATGCGGTGCGGGACAACGACCGTCGCGGATGGTGGGCGGATGCCTACGCGGACGGTGGGGATCTGTTCGGTTCCCGCCTGTGGTTGATTCGCGGTTCCCGAATCACGGACGCCACGCCCCGGGCGGTTGAGGAAATGGCGCGCGAGGCGTTGTCATGGATGGTCGCTCGTGGCGTTGCCGCGCGGGTGGACGCGACCGCATCCCGAATCGGTATGGATGGTATCAGTCTGCACGTCACCATCAGCAAATCTGACGGCACGGACACCCCGATACTTTTCGCAGACCTGTGGGCGGCATTGGACGGAGCGAGGTAGACCGATGGCTTTCACCATTCCGACCCTGCCGACGTTGCTTGCCAGGTCCAAAGGCGACTTGAACAGCCGCCTTGGGGATAGCAACTCGTACATCACCCGCTCCCTTTCGTGGGTCGCGGCGCAGATCGTGCCCGCGGCAGTGTACGGGCTGTACCAATACCAGAAGTACATCATGGATCAAGTCTTCCCGGACACCGCGGAAGGCGAGTACCAGGAACGGTGGGCGCGCATCTTCGGGATCTACCGCGTCGCCGCATCGAAGGCGTCCGGGTCCATCCCCGTCGCCGGGTCCGCGGGTTCCACCATCCCGAACAGTGCCGCGATTCAGGTGGGCGGCGTGGCATACGTCGTCACGGGTGGACCCTATACCTGCCTCGCCGCGCCCGCGAAGGTGTCCGTGGCGTTTGAGGCGGTCGCAACCGGGACCGCGGGCAACGCCGTGGTCGGGACCGCCTTTGAATTCGTGTCACCCCCTGCAGGTGTGGTCGCGCGCAACCTCCTGACTGTCGCCGTCACGAACGGGCGGGACGCGGAAACCGTGCCCGCCATGTTGATCCGCCTGTTGCAGCGTATCCAGACGCCTCCGCAGGGTGGGTCGCGGGACGATTACGAACGGTGGACGCGGGACGCGGGCGTTGACGCTGTGGGCGTGTGGGTTGAATCGTGGATTGATGCGGGCAGTATCCTTGCGGACGGTTACGTTGCGGTCTACTTCACGGTCGCTGGAACCGGCGCGGACGTGATCCCGACCGCCCCCGACCGCGCGATTGTGACGGCGTACATCCTTTCGCGACAGCCTGCGGAAGCGGGCGTCACCATCGCGTCCCCGACCCCGAACGCTTTCACCCTCGCCCTGTCCGGGCACCTTGACGGCACGCGCACGGGCGACGAAATCGAAGCGGACATCGCGACGGAACTGGAAGCGACCTTTGCGGATCGTGTCACGGTTGGACCGCTGGCAACGACCGTGCCCAATTCGGACATCCACGCCGCCGTCGCGCGCGTTCCGGGCATGGATTACTTCACCTTGACCAACGTGGATGGCTCGGGTAACGGAACTGCGGACCTGGCACTCGCGGCGCACGAATACCCGACCGTGATCCCGGCTGGAATCGCGTTGACGGAGGTCTAACGTGGGGAGCATTTGGACCGCGGCGAATGACGATTACCTCCGGGTGCTGCGCGGGCTGATTCCGCGCGGCGTCCTGTGGACTCGTGACGAAGCGAGCCGGTTGACCAAGTTCCTGCGTGGCATGGCTGACGAGTTGGTCCGCGCCCACAACAGCGCGTCCAACCTCATGACGGAAGCGGATCCGCAGACGGCGACGCCCGCGGGTTCCTTGTCCGATTGGGAGCGGGTCGCGGGTCTGCCTGAATTCGGGTACATCCCCACGCTTGAAGCGGATCGGCGTGCGACCCTGTTGGGTAAACTCGCGGCGCAGGGCGGGCAGTCTGCGGCGTACTTCGTTCAGGTCGCGTTGGCTTACGGGTTCACGGCGGTTTGCAGCAAAGGACCGTGGGCGTTTTGGTGGACCGTGAGTGCCCCGGCGGCGGTGACGCGCAAGGTTGCGGGCGCGCCTATCGGTGTTGGCTTGGTGACGGTTTCTGCATCGGGGAAACGACTGACGCACGCGTTCACAAGGTACAAGCCTGCGCATTCGGTGATATGGTGGACCCACCTTTGATGGGGTCCGCTCATGCGTTGGCTTACGATGGTTGCGGTGTTCGGGTTGGCGGGTTGCCTGCCCATGGAGGACGGAACGATGGGACTGCGGATTGACACCCCCCAAGCGGCAGACGCGTATCAGGGTGCGGGCGGCGGAACCGGACATTGGCAGGATACGGACCCGGACGGCGGGACCGAACAGAGCGCCGAATGGACCGAGTTCGTTCAGGAGGCAATCTGCGAAACCATCGAAGGCTTGGGCGGCACCCTTGACGGGACCGAATCTGGGCAGTTGTGGGCGCTGCTTGCGCCTCGGGTTGAGGGGATTCGTTCCCACGCCACCGACACGGGTGTTGTCACCACGGCGCATCTGCGGGTGGTGGTGGGGGCGACGAATAGCAGGGCGAGTACGGCAGACGCTGTTGTTCTTGCCTCCCAAGGATCTGAGGCGGGCGGGTTTGAATCTGCCATGATGGCTTGCTCTGGCGGCAAGACTTCCGCACCGATATCAACAGTGCTGAGTTCGTGGTTGGGGTTCGCTTCAGACGAAGCGGCACAGGTGTTGGCATCTAGCCATGTGGAGAACGCGACCAAATACAGTGTCGCTGGTGGAAAAGCAGCCGCCATCACCCCCAACGGCACGAACCAAAACCAGTCGTGGCGCATCGAATCGGACGGCGGGAACGCGCACCTCGCGGGCGTCCTGAAGATCGGCGGCGACGTGGACGCGGGCACGGGCGCCTTGGCGAGCGTGGATGGGGCGACGGGGTTGGGGGTGTTCACGGGGGGCGTGCGGGTCGCGCACGGGGCGAACAAGCAGGTTGATACGCTTACCACGTCTGCGGTAATCAACGCGCTGACGAATTCGACACTCCTGAACGAAGCCAACACCTATGGCGACACAGGTGCTTTGGTTCAGGCGTGGATTAGCGGATACGGCGGTGCGGGCATTCCGATTGTCATCAATTCGTACTTTTCTGCGGGTAGCGTGTACGTCGTTCTGCGAAACATCGATCCGACTGTTGCTACCGACGCGGACATTGTGATCGGGTACCGCATCGAAAACCCAGCACCCTAGCGAGGAACCATGTCCGACCTGAGCATCAAAATCGACGCCGCCGAATTCGAGCGGCGCATGATGACGTGCGCGAAGCAGATTCCCTACGCCATGGCCGCGTCAATCAATTTGGTGCTATTCGAGGCGCGTCCCGTAATTCAGGCGGAATTGCCAAAGCACTTCACGATCCGCACGCCGTACACGCAGAAGGGTGTCCACATCAGCACGGCGACGAAACGGAACCTCACGGGCGCCGTGGGATTCCTCTCGTCGCGTTGGTGGATGCCGTCACAGGTAGAGGGGGGCAGCGCGCGGAAGAAGCCGGGGGATAAGCCGATCTGGCAACCGCTCGCCACGGGTCCGCGCAGTCCGCGACCGGATTGGAACAAGGCGATCCCCGCCGCACGCCGCCCCAACGTCGCGGGTGCGAAAACCCCGGGCGGCGCAAGCAAGGGGCGCGAAACGAAGGTCAAGACAGTCAACGCGGTTGGGTATTTCAAGGTCATCACGGGTGCCAAAATCTGGCCCGGAATCTACTACCGCCCGTCCGACCTGTCCCGCAAAATCAAGGCGGCGTATTGGCTAGAGCCTCACGAAAACATCAAGGCGCGGTATGACCTATCCGCGTCAGTCAACCGAGTTGTGGCGCAACATTGGGCGGCTGCGATGGAGAAAGGCATCAAGCGGGCGTTGGAGACTGCGCGATGAGGCGTATGCTATACTCTGTCATGGCGGACGCGGACAATCCCGTCCCCACGCTCAACGACGGTCCCGAAGATGCGGATATCGGTGGTGATTTGAGGCTTCAACTTCGACCAAGCCCCGCCGCGTCCCGCCATGTAACGCGCGGACGGATCCTTGACCACGATACCCTCGCCGCCATTGGCAACGACGCGGGCGAATTCGGCACGGACGGCGCGTTCATCAGCGCAATCGACGGATGGGACGATGCGGATCGGGCTGCGCGCGGGGAGGTCCGCGAGCATGGATACCAGGACCGCGCGCCGTTCCGTCTGCGTACCCGGATGTGTGGGCAAATCGAAGGCGTGGAATACAACGGTAGCCAATTCCGCGGGGGACAGGACGCGACGATGGATTGCGCCATTCGTCCGTCCCCACGCGCCACCGACCTGAATCTCACCATCGAACGTCCACCCCAGGAACCGCGACAGGTCCGCGAGTGCGGGGGCGATAGCGGTCCATTCGGTGTTGCGGCGCGAGTAGGCGCGGACCGTGCCATCCATGCCCACCGTGGCGATGCAACGGCAACCGTCGATTTTGGGTTCAACCGCGACCGGGTACGCCACGCACGTCCAGTTGAGGTCCGCGGGGTGTTGAAGGTTGCGCGTGTCCATGCCCCCGATTGTGGACCTGCTAGCGGGGGTGTCAAGGTATTTTCTGCGGGGCGCGCATGACCGACCTAACCCCCTACACCGAGCGCCGCGTGCGCGTGAAGGACTACGGGCGAATCCCCCTCAACGATCCGCGCCTGGTCCCCGTCCCGTCCGCACCGGGAACCGCTTGCAAACTGCACGCCTGCATCGAACAAGACTTGCTCGCCATGTTCGCCGCGTGCAAGGCGGAAACGGGCGTTGAACTGCGGGTAATCTCGGGTTGCCGCGCGCATCGGTGGGAATCGCGGGAAGCCTACGAAGCCATCATGATCGAAAAGTACGGGTCGGTTGCGGAAGGGCGCAAATGGGTAGCGTTCGACTCCCCGCACGAAACCGGATTGGTCCCTGATTTGGTCGGCGGTGGACTCACCCCGAACAGCAAGACCGCCGCGAAGCAGAAGAAAACCCCCGCGTTCCTGTGGTTGAAGGCGAACGCGCACCGGTTCAGGTTCACTCCGTACCTGCCCGAACCGTGGCATTGGGAACACGCAATCCCGTTGATGGCGTGGCAGACCGGGACGATGATTGTTTAGGAGGTCCGCATCATGCCCCCGAAGGACGCGGACCACACCGAACGGTTCCTGAAGATGGCCGAGGATGTCGCGTACCTGCGGGGGCGATGGGACAGTTTGGAACACACGCTGAACGCTCACACTTCCAAAATCGAGGACTTGCAATCGTTCAGGTGGCGAATGGTTGGGATCATGGTCGCGGTCGGACTCGCCGCGTCCTTTGTTGGTCCCGCCGTCGCCCGCATCGTCGCCCCGTAACCGTCCCCCAATCGGGACAGGAGAATCATCATGGCACAGATTCAGATTCCCGCGCCGACCGCGTCCGTTGTGGACAGCATCAAGAACTTCCTGTTCCTCACCCGCAACGCGACCATCGGACAGGTCGCGGGCAGTATCACAACCGCGTTGACCATCGCGGTCCTGTTCCTGACGTGCGTGTCGCAGGTTCTGCCCTTGGTAGCGCCGAACGCGACCCCCACTTGCACGGGCACGAGTTGCCCTGTTGACCTTCCCGCCCCTTCCGTCGTCCCCGACGTGTCCTTGCCCTCCCCGGAGGTTTACGGGGCTGAAACGGGCGCTGGCGAGGTCGTCCGTGCCGACAACAATACCCGCCTGAATTGGGCGGCGGCGGTTGCGCGCGAGACTCGCGGGCAGGGTGGCGCTCAGTTCCTTGTGGGTTGCGCCGGTCCGTTGAATGCCACGCAGCAGAAGTACGCGAGCATCGGGCTTGACGCGGGCGGGTGCGCGATTACCTGCGGAGTCGAGGCGGCTGCGGACGGTATCGCGGGGACGGCGAACAGCGATGCCATCAAGGACTGTTTCATTCAGTGCGCCACCGCGAAGGGTTTTCAGGTGGTGGTCGAAGTGTTGAAGGACATCGTTACGGGCGCGACGGGCGGGGGTTGGTTCGGGACTGCGGACGTGGCGAACACGCATCAGACCGTCTACACCGTGCGGTTGGTCAAGCCTCTCTGACTTGCCAATCCTCCCCGCAACCCGTACCCGCACCCCCGGTTGCAGCGCGAAACGGCAAGTCGATAAACCTCGCTGGTTTAGTCTGCGACAACCGTTGCGTTTTCACCATTCGCTGAAAAAACCGTTGGTGGTGAAACGCCAGCATCTTGCGGTCAACACTACCCGCAAACTTCACCCCCAACCTTCCGGGAACTTCCCCGATCCGTTAGCAGAGTCGCCCGCGCAACCTACCGTATTTCCTCGTTGCAACGCTTGCACTGCAGGCAATTTTCCGCGCGAACTTCACGCATCATCACGGGCGGTTCCGCGTGCCACCGTTAGCACGTTAGCACCCTGATTAGCAGATTCGCACCCGTAGAACGCCGCCAACCGATCAACCCCGTCCGCGAGGCGTCGGCGTTCGACGTGGACGTACAGGCGCGCCGTGAAATCGACCGAGGCGTGCCCAAGGATGCGGGACACCTCGACCAACGACAGCGCCCCGGATGCAAGGGCGAGGGTCGCAAACGTGTGCCGCAGTCCATGGAACGTGACGCGCGTGACGCCCGCGCTCGCGCACGTCTGATGGACGGTATCGGTCAGGGAGTCGGTGGATGTGCGGCGGCCCCCGTCAAGACGCGCAGTGATCCACCCGTCCGCGCCTGGTTGTCCCTGCCGCACCCATTCCTCGGTCAACGCCGCGTGCAGTTCGCCCGTCACCGGGACGATCCGAGCCTTGCCCGCCTTCACCTTGTACCCGATGGCGGCTTTCTCGCGACGGATGGACAGTTCCCGGTCCCGCTTCAACCAATCGCTCCACTGCAACGCCAGGACCTCCCCGCCACGCAATCCCGCGTGAAGGGCGATCAGGTACGCGAGGACCACGGGCGCGGGTTGGGTTGAATGGGCGGCGGTCAGGAACGGACCAACTTCGCCCGTCCGCAGCCATTGGATTTCCCGCGCGTCCCCTAGTTGATCCGGGGTCAGGTAGCGGAACATCGCGGGAATAGTTGTGGTCACTGGCAGGTCCATCCACCCCTGCGCGACGGCGAGAATCAGGGCGGATCGCAGGGTCCGCAGTTCACCCCACACGGACGCGGGACGTTTACCAAGGGCGATGCGGTCCCGCGCGTACAGTTCCGCGGTCGCGTCCGTCACGTCCTGGAGGCGCACGGTCCCGAGGGTGGTGAGCAACGGCTTGACCATGGCGCGGGTCCATTCGGCGTTGCCGGGGCGGTTCTTGCCGACCTTGACCCGCGCATCCACAGCGTCAACGTGTCGGTTCAGGGCATCTGCGATGGTGGTTGGCTCGGGACCGGAACGGAGGGCGGCGAGTCGTCCCGCGTCAATGGCGGCGATCAGGTCTGCGGCAAGCGAGTCCGCTTCGGTTCTGCTGCCCACCGTGACAACACGGCGTCCGCTCGGTCCCGGCCCTTCGCGCTTGATGACGCGCCACCGCCCCACCCAACACGCGACGCGGATCGTGATCCGACCGTCGTAGGCACCGGTTCCGCCGCGTCCCATGGATGCTCCTCGCCCTGCCGAAGAACGACGATGGCAAGCGTAGCACCATCCGCGAGGCGTGTCCCGCAGCATGGGCAGACGTGGTGACGGCGGGTGGTCATCTACTCGCTCGCCTCGCCGTCATGGTGATTGCAATCGCCCGCGCCCCAAACGGGCAGTCAACGTGCCGGGAGTACCGTGGCGGTTCGGTCCCCGGTCCATCGTCCACCACGGACCTACCCATGCCGAGGATGTCACCCTCCACACCCCAACACACGCAGGCATCTTCGGTTGTCCCCTCCGGCGCGAGATAGGGGCACCGGCAGGTTTCGGACTCGCACTCCGGGGATTCAATCGTGAGGGTGCGGGTCATCTCGTTCCCTCCGCGCGCATGGCGGCGAGGACGGCGAGGAACAGTGTAGGCTGTCCCCAAAGCACCCCACTACCGTCCCGCTCCAGCTCGCGAGCATCATCCCCTTCGCTCATGGCGTAACCTCCCCGCATTCCACCTTGGCTTCCTCAATCAACCTTTCCGCCCAATCCGCATAGTCCGGGGAACAACCCGCCACCGAATCGGACGGGCGGCGGGACAGGGTCGCGCGGACGGTGGAGAGGCGCGCGCGCAACATCATGTTCTCACCCCGCAACCCATCCGCGAGTTCCGTGGTCACGGCGTGGGCGGCGAGGCACAGGGATTCGGAGGCGGTCAACCTCTCAATCTCCCCCCTCATACTTTCCCAATCCCGCTCTTGTGCTGGGGTCAGACCGTCGGGGGTGGATAGGAGCCAGGGCTTCGTATTCATCGCGCTACCCCCATCCCGTCCGCAATCCCCTTGACCGCCTTCGTCACCTTGTTCCATTCCGCCACCACTTCCGCGAGGGTCGCACAATCGACCCCTGAAAGGTCCATAGCAACCTTGCAGGCGTCCGCAAGCCTCGGGTAGTACCTTTGCTTGGCGCGTTCCGCCGTCGCCTCCGTTGCCAATTTTCCGGTGGCCTTGTCGCGCTTGCGCACCGGAAGCGTCTGCGTCAGAACCCAACAAGCCCCGTCCCATTCGACTGACAGCGTATCGGTCAACGTGATCACCCTATCCCCCTTGCGACTCACGCCGCGTCAATCCTCGACAGCCGGGAGCGGGGTTTGTCCGGATCGTAATCCCCCCGCCCCCGACCGTTCACACTCGGACCCCCGACGCACGCACGGAAGGGCTGCGCGCATCGTCCCGGTCCGAAAAGAGCGCAGCGCATCCCGCCTTGGGTTGGCGTTCAGGGATGCGCGTCGGCGGCATTGTCGCCGCGCGAGTCAACCTCGGGATACTCACCCCAAGGACTTCCAACCGCCGCACCGCCATCGCGACCCTTCCCGCGTCCCGGTCCGCATACGCCTCGCACAGACGGCGAGGGGCGTCCGATTCCGAGCGGGCACGGGACAGGGCGCGGGTCGTTTCGGCGTGGGTCATTACGCCCCCTGCGGTTCGTTGCTGGCGAGTTCCGAATCCGTCCGTTCCCATGCTGCTGCAAGACGTTCCACAGCGGCGTTGATTGCGCCCAGCGACCTGACCACCGCGGCGCGTTCTGCCCGCTGCTCGGCCGCAAGCGTGTGCCCACGATGGATCATCTCGCCTTCGTAGGGAGGCAGCGAGAGTGCGTTAATCACGTTACGTCCTCCGGGGCGACCCGGATCCTCAATCAACAGAATTCCGTATTCCAACGCCCTCGCCTTGTGATCCATCACCTCCGCGCGCTGATGCCTATCAAGGCCAACGAAGCGCACGCATCGGTCCGTGCCTCGGTAAGTCTCGAAGCACTCCAGGACCATGCGAAACACGTCCTTTGGATTCGTCGGAAACACCTTGATCTGGCGCTCACGAACCGCGGGCGCAACGTCGGCTACACGCAACCCACATGGCTGCGCAGGCACACTGTACGAATCGTCGGACTTCGCAGGCGCGGGCAAGACGGCGGCTGGATCCGTCACTTTGACAACCGGCACAGCCAACGCATCCGAAAGAGCCTTTGTGGAGGCGGCGTCTTTTTCGGCCCATTTTTTGACAAGGATGGGGATCCGCTTGTCTGCGTTTGCCTTGGTAACGTACAAAACTCCCGCAATCGGAATACGCTCGTTCCGGGGAAACGCATCGACAACGCGGCTGTGCCAAGCGCTTCTGCTAACGGTAGCGCCAATCGCGCATCGTTTGGAGATGTCGGACATGGCAACAAGTTTCGGCTGGTCACTCATCACACCCCTCCCCACACCCGCACGCGGCGGGGTCAAAAACCACAGCGGGCAGCGTGGGAATCGAACCCACCGGGCACGTCGCGCGCCGTCCCCTACCCAACCGCCCTCGCAAGGGTTACAGAACCGTCTTGGTCAACCGCTTCACCTTCGCGGTCTTACGTGGGAGTTTGATCGTGCAGTCAAAGTCCTTGTCGATGTCGGGACTGCCCACAACCCGCACGCACATCGTGGGCTTGCCCTGCAACCGATCCATTTCGGGGGCGAGCGTGATGCGCTTCCCGACCATCGCGCGAGGGTCCGCGCCGAACATCGCCTCACAACAGACCGCGTTGGTCACGTTGAGAATCCAATCCTTACAGAACTTGGTGAAATCCAGCTTGACTACACCGCGAGTCTGAATCGCACCCTTTTCGTCAAGCAAGCCCCGCAGCGTAACCTTCAACGCCTTTGCGACACGAGGCTTATTCTTCAAGTCCTCGGCTGTCAGGTAGACGCTGGACCGCATTTCACGGTAGGAGATTGCTTCCGGTTCCTGCGCGGGTCCGTCCACATGATCACTCATCCGAAGCCTCCATCGTTTCTTGCTCCAACCCCTTCCAACCGCGCAGCGTTTCCGGCTTTTCCTCGGGATACGCCCAAGGCGGAAGCACGAAGTCCTGCACAACGCCGAACCGACCCGGCCACCGCCCCGTTTCGCGGCACTTCGCCAAGCGGGTCAACGCCGTGCGGTACATCTCGCGCCCCACGTCGATGTCGTCCGCGCACACACGGTAAACGATGCAGTCGAAAGGCGCGGAGTTTTCCGCCGCCACCATGACGACTTCGGGCGGGTCGATTCCGCACGCCACACAACCGTCGTGGTAGAAAGCAAGGCTGAACAAGTAACCGTACTTCGCGGCGTCGGACGCGAACGGACGCGCGCTGATGTCGCGGGCGGTTTTCAGGTCAACGATGGTGCCGTCCTCAAGCAACAGGTCCAACCGCCCCTTGCACGCGATGCCCGTTTCCTCGTCGGTCCACGTCAGCACCTTTTCCGCTTCGCCGCCAAGCAGGTACGGACGCGCAGCCTCGCACCGCTCAACCGCCGACTGCATCGCAAGGACCGTTTCCGCCTGGTCTGCGGACAGGAACGGACGTCCACCGCAAGCCTCGACAAACGCCTTGTATTCCTTCGCGCGCTTGTCCAGATCCGGGGCGACGATGTAATAGGACGCGAACCGTTCCGGCTCAAGGATCGCCATGTGTACCGCAGTCCCGAGCGTCATCGACGCGGTTTCTTCACGGGGGTGGGTCTGCGAATACATGAAGTGAAGCGGCGACTTCTGGTACAGGATTTTCAAGGAACTGGCGTTGATCGCGTCCAGTGCTGCGTATTCCAGATCAGTAGTCATGATCGTAACTCCTGGGATCGTCGCGTTCATCCGCCAAACGATCCGCACGCGCCTCCGCCCTCTGTTCCGCAAGGTTGTCCGCGTCGTCCTGCGCAGACACGCCGCCGCACTCGTCGCACACCGGACAACCTTCCTCGTCTCGATGCGGACACTCCCCATCCTCATCCTTCTGCGACTCAAACTCGCATTCGGTGCAGTCGGTTAGGACCCCTTCACCGCCGCACGTTTCGCAGATGTTCCATGAGTTCGGGAAGCAGCGCGGACAATCTGAGCCTCCACAAAGGCATGGGCCAGAATCGCGCATCACAGCACCCCCGCGCAGCCATTGACCAGCACGCACCCAAACAGCACCGCCATCGCAATCCCGCCCAACGTCACCAAAACCCCCGTGAGTGTGACCCCCGGAGCATCGCCGGGGTTTGAGGGGTTGGTGATGGGGTTGCGGTACTCGCCAATGACGGCGGGTGTTTCGCGCAGGACGTGGGTCATGGGGACACCTTCCCGGCTTCAATCTGCGCCGCGACTTCCGCAGCCTTCACGGGATCGACCGGGACCAACTTGCCCGACACGCACTTGTAGGCGACGCCAGGGAGAATGCCGTCCTCACCGACGTAGCCATGGGCGAAGCGATATTTGTTACCATCCCAATATTTGAAAGTGAATCCGGAGGCGTCCCCGCCCGTGAGGGTCGAGGCGTACCCGCCCGTGAGGGTCGAGGCGTTCCCGCCCGTGAGGGTCGAGGCGTCCCCGCCCGTGAGGGTCGAGGCGTTCCCGCCCGTGAGGGTCGAGTCGTCCCCGCCCGTGAGGGTCGAGGCGTACCC